AGGCACAGGGCGAACGGTAGCAATGATCTTGCAGGGACGATCCAGAACCTGAGCCATTGCACCCATGATCTGGGGGATGGGCCAGCCACGGGACTTGTCGATGATGACGGGTTTGTCGGTGTCATCGTAGAACGCATCAATACAGCCGCGCATCGTCTGCGCCAGCTTCTTTCGCTCTGGGTCATTGTCGTTGAGCAAACCGGCAGAGTGCCAAGTGTTTGCCAAGCCATCTAGCGCATGAACCAATCCCGATGTGGTGGACACATGGGTCATTGGATTCTGGTTAAGAATAGCCGCAAGGACGGTAGAGCCGCTGCGTGGAATGCCAGAGAGGAAGTGAAGTGTTTTGTTCATGTGTTTAAGTATTTGCAATTGCCACGATAAAGTTATCGGCGGGAGCAATAGTAGACCACGAAGTTAAGCTACCCACTTGTTTTGGCGATGAATAATACGTCTGATTGCCAAGACCAAGTTGACCGCTTTGACCATTGCCCCAAGCCCATAAAGTGCCATTTGTTTTAATTGCATATCCGTTAGCACCACCACCACTCGCCACTTGCGCCCAAGTAGTAAGGGAGCCTACTTGCTTAGGTGAAGAATAAGATGTTGTATTACCTAGCCCAAGAATGCCATTTATTCCTGATCCCCACGACCACAAAGTGCCATCTGTTTTTACAGCAAATGAAACTGCATTAGAACTGACTTGTAACCAGTTTGTTAAAGCCCCAACTTGAACTGGAGAAGAACGATTTGTAATGTCACCAAGACCCAATTGACCTTGATTATTTTTTCCCCAAGCCCATAATGTTCCATCCGTTTTAATAGCTAAAACTGTGTAGGATGATCCACCATTAGTTCTAATTTTAGACCATGTAGTTAAAGCGCCAACTTGTTTGGGAGAGGAATATGATGTTGTGTTTCCTAATCCAAGTTGACCATTATTACTCCAGCCCCACGACCATAGTGTGCCATCTGTTTTAATAGCAGTTGTAAAGTAATTACCAGAGGCAATACTCAACCAAGCAGTTAAAGAACCAACTTGCTTTGGCGATGAATAGCTGGTTGTGTTGCCAAGACCTAAAGCACCAAATTGGCTTTGGCCCCATGACCAAAGAGTACCATCCGTTTTAATAGCAGTTGTATGGGTATTACTAATACTAACTGTATACCAATTATTTAACGATCCAACTTGAGTTGGCGATGAACGATTGGTGGTGTCGCCAAAACCAAGTTGTCCATTATTATTTTGTCCCCATGCCCATAACGTACCATTGGCTTGTATCGAGATAGTAGAGTTTGCCCCAGCAGAAAGAATAGACCATGCATTTGATAAACCAACTTGGACTGGCGAAGAATATACTGTTGTGTTACCAAGACCTAACTGACCCTGAGCAGCAACACCCCATCCAAATAAATGAGGCGCAGCGGCAGCAGGCCAAGTCGATGCCGCCACAGCCTGTGCTTGTGACTGCAATGTCCACTTGCCTGAGTATTGAACGCCTGATACTGGTATTGTTGTAGCCATAATTTATGACAATCCCATTGTGAAATACGCACCAGCACCAACTTTTAACCATGTGGTTAAAGCGCCAATTTGAACTGGAGATGATTGATTTGTAGATGACCCAATTCCAAGATTTCCTGTGGCATTTTGACCCCAACCCCAAAGAGTTCCATCTGTTTTAACGGCAAAATAAAAATATCTTCCGCCATATATTTTTGACCAATTAGTCAATGCTCCTACTTGTTTTGGAGAAGAATATCTGGTTACATTTCCTATGCCCAATTGTCCTTCATTGTTTCTGCCCCAAGTCCATAATGTTCCGTCAGTTTTAATTGCGGCTGTACTATAAGCTCCAGCAGCAACATTTAACCAATTAGTTAACGAACCAACTTGTACCGGAGAAGAATAGCTTGTTATATTGCCTAGTCCTAATTGACCAACATTATTTCTTCCAAAAGTCCATAATGTTCCATCAGTTTTAATTGCTGCACTGGAAACGCCACCAGCAGATGCTTTTGACCAACTTGTTAAAGCTCCTATTTGCACAGGAGATAAAACATTTGCTATAGCACCATTGCCAACTTGACCATAGGCGTTATATCCCCATCCCCATAAAGTACCATCAGTTTTAATTGATAGTGCTGTGTTTGCTTGAGATGAAATAAAAACCCAATTTGTCAATAAACCGATTTGTTTTGGAGAAGAATAATTTGTTGTACTTCCTTGGCCTGTCATGCCAAAAGTGCCACGTCCCCAAGACCATGCTGTTCCATCTGTTTTTACTGCAAATGCAGATGAATTACCATTGGTTACGTTTAGCCAATTGGTGAGCGACCCAACTTGTTTAGGCGAGGAGTAATAAGTAGCATTATTTAGACCCAAAGCGCCATATTGATTTCCTCCCCAAGTCCATAAAGTACCATCATTTTTAATTGCTGACGTACTTGCATCAGGGTCACCATAACCAGCGGCAATATCTAACCACTGAGTTAAAGATCCAACTTGTACAGGCGAGGAATATGACGTTCTATTGTTTAATCCAAGTTGACCGCGACCATTAGCGCCCCAGCCATAAATGTTGTACCAAGTAACGCTCGTCTGCGTCCCCAGAGGATTGAACCCCGGCTTAACAATAGCAGCTTTCCAGCGCATTGACATGGCGCTACCTTTAGCTGATTACTTCGTAGGAAACGCTGTAGGTGATGCCGCTTGCCGTGCCGCTGGTGATGGAGATACAAGTATTTTCCATCAAGTAGACAGGGGTTGTTTTGTCAACCACAATCAGCGAGGCACTGGCTGGCACCGACACGGTACTGACAATCGGGTATGCCGTACCGCCAGAAGGAGCAGAGCCTTGGGCAACTGCGCCATTTGTGTAGATGGATACCGTTGCGTTAACGGCACTTGATCCATTGACGTTGGCTGCGACGATTTGATTAATTTTGTAAACCTGCCCGCTGGAAGCGGCGTTGGTAACCAAAACAACCGCAGTAGTACCGCCCGGGGTGTAATAAGTCGTAGTGCCGGAAGCTGTTGTCGCGGCTAATAGATTTGGGTTTGCCATAGTAGCTCCTTAGATGGAGAAAATAAAGTTAATCATAGTTGCCTTGGCTTGGGTTACGCCAGAGGCTGCGGGGGCTTGGAATGTCGGGGCTGCGCCTGCATTAGCAGTTAAAACATAACCTGCTGTTCCTGCTGCGGTAGTAGCCAATGCGCCTGTTGTTGAGGCGTAAGTTACACCATATTGTGTAAACGCGCTACTTTGACCTGTGCCGCCATAGTTGTAGGCAAGCGGGGAAGTTGTTGTAACTGTTGTAAACGCGCCGGTTGATGGGGTTGTAGCGCCCACTGTGCCGTTTAAAGCACCACCAAACTTAGTTGCCGATAGCGTTGTGCCGTCCCAAGTCAGGGCAGAGGAAGCGCCAAATGCACCAGAGCTGTTGAACTGTACCTGCGTGTTAGAGCCCGCAGCAGAGCCGCCACCCACGTTCACAAAGTTTGTGCCGTCCCAAGCCACAATGGCCCGTGTACCCGCTGCTACAGTAACGCCCGTGCCGGTTGTACCTTGAATGGTGATTGACTGAGTGCTAGACGTTTTGTTGATGACAACGTAGGTTTTAGACTGCGCGGGGACGGTAATGGTGCGGGTAGCTGTACCGCCAGCCGTCCACAGAATGACTGCGTACTGGGAGCTATTCCCCGTCAAACCTGTGGAAGTGTTACTACCTGTAGTCAGTGCTAACGTGATGTCGGCATCGGTGGAAATAGTCTGCGTACCTGCAACCGCAACGTCGATGATCTGCGAGATTGCGTTATTTACGGTGTCGCCCCATGTGCCGGACAGCGTACCCGTTGTGGGTAGCGTTAAACCTATAAGTGATGTATTTGCCATTCAAAAGCTCCTAAAACGTAGGAATTGCTGTCCAATTTGGGGTCTCGGTAGTATTGATCGCTGACCATCCCGGTGTCTGCGTATTACCTATATTTTGCCAGCTTGGAGTCTGGCTGTCATCTATTACTTCCCACAAATTACGGCCCGACTCAGTAGACGTAATTGCCATTGTCTCTGTCCTGCTGACATGATAACCGGTTGCTGCCTGAGAGTCATCCGATATTGCCGTGGACTCGTAGAGGAATTCTGTGTAGTAGGTTCCAACCGTCGTGCTGTCCGTGATCGCCATCGACTCCGTGATGGTCATTATCAGCGTAGCAACTTGGGCTTCTGCCAAGGCTACCGACTCAGTGACGCTGGCTACAAAATTGGCTACCGCAGTTTGGGTGTCTGTAATTGCCACCGTTTCCGTCACGGAGGCAGGGAAGTTGGCGTTTGCTGCTTCGGTGGTAGACGTTGCAGCGGTCTCGGTTACTGTGGTCGTATACGCAGTTATCGCCGTGTTGGAATCCGTGAGCGCCGCAGTTTCAGACACACTCAATGCAAACGTAGCCGCTACCGCCTCAGTGGTCGATGTTGCCGCTGTTTCTGTCAGGCTGACATTTATTGTCAACGCTACCGCTTCGGTTGTGGACGCGGCTGCTGTCTCTGTGACGGAAACGCCAAAGGCCGCTGTTGCGGCCTCGGTGGATGTGATTGCTACTGTTTCGGTTACGCTATCTGCGTATACATCTCCGCCACCCCAGTAGCCATCACCCCAAGCATTTACGCCCCAGCCGGTTGCCATCTTAGGTCAGGGTAGCCGTATAGGTTACCGCGATGGTGTCGCCGTTGACCACAGACTTGGAACTGGAGAAATCCCCAGCGGAGAACAAAACCCCAGTCGTATTGTCTTTGGTGGAGCTACCGCCGATATTGATGAAGCAGCCAGCCACAGTGCCCGTACTGGTCATAGAAAACGACACTGCCGAAGAAGTTGTTTTGCTACCTGCCGATGCGGCGCTAAACGAAGGAGTTGGGCGGTTGCCGGAGTAGGTGGGTGCGTTTGCCAGACCAACTTCGTTCCAACTTGCATGGGATGCTTGCGTATCCGCAGCCAGCGCTGTACCGGTTCCTTTGAGGCCCATGACTACTGCACCAGCGGCTACGTTACCAAGGATGGTGTCCAAGGTGGAGTTCTTGCCGACGGTAGTGACGAGGTTCTCAATGTCGTCTTCCCACTTGATATTACCGGCGATATCGTAGCAGACAGCGTGGTAAGTACCGTGGATAGACATGGAGTCCTCGGGCATGGTGTTGTACTTGGTGACTGCCTCTACTTTGTCAGTCGCAGTGATTTTGTCGTGGGACATAGGTACTCCTTAATTGGACGAGCGGATCAATGCAGTCGTGGCTGTGTTGGACGGCATTGTGATTGTAAAAGTGGTGGTCGAAGTCTTGTCGGAGCCAAAGTCCAGCACAGCGATAGACTTATTGCCCTTGGTGACGTTGTACATGAGTGCGCACCGGGCAGTCAAGGCAGAAGTCCAAGACACGTTGTTCCAGTTGACGTAGGCTGTGTAGCCGTCCGTGTTGATGGCAACCCCCGTCATGATCTGACCCCCGGCCGTATAGCCTGTAGCTACCACCTGCCCCGCCAAAGACACCGAGTACGCCGTAGTCGCGGCGTTTAGATCGGCCAAGGAGGTGTACAAAGCAATGTAGATCGTGTCCGTAGACAGGTCGTGGATGCCTTGGTACAGCTCCTTCTTGAAGCTGGTGGTCTGGGTCTGGACTATGCTCATGTGACCGCCTGTCTAAACTGGCCGCTGCGGTACGCGTCTTGACGCTCCATACCATCACCCAGACGTTTGGCCAGTGCAAGGGCTTCCATGTACTTTTGGTTGTACAACGCCATCATGTCCTGCTCACCCTTCATGTAGGTGTACGCTTCGACCAAAGAACCGTACAGCAGTACAGTATCAAAGTTGTCGCCCAACCACGTAGTGCCCGCAGTCACAATGGACTCAGGGTAGTAGTAATAGTGCAGCTCAGCGTTGTAGTTGGCATCCGGTGTTGGGCCAAGGATAAACGTCAACTCCGCAAGGTTGGTGGACTGAGGGCCGAACAGGGCGTAGTACTTTGGGGAGCCTGTGGTAGCTGGGTTGGGGTACGCTTCGCGGATGAAGTTCACATCCTTGTTCAATAAGTACGTGTAGTCCCCTGTGCCGGATGCCGGGAATATTGCCATTGAATAAACAGCAAGGAAGTCTGCCGGGCAAGCCATGTACTTATTGCCGCTTGACATAACCCCCGTTACGTTCTTGCGTATCGAGGGGAACTGAACTGAGTTATAAATCCGCTGCTCTGCCTGCTTTACGAAGACAGGAATCTCCGCCACGAAGTTGGTCTCCGTGTTCTCCGTGTAGGCTTCAATAGCAGCGGTTAACTCAGAATAGTTCATGCCATCGGGCCTCGTGCCATTACGCCTTTAGTAGCACAACCAGTTCCACGGATTTTGATGCCGTCAGTTTTGGTGGTGCTTTCCCCGGTATTAATGTTACCCACGCTCATCTTCATAGAAGACAATTTGCTAAGTTCAGAATCTTTACCGGGGTTATCGGAAATCTTCATGGCCTTGCCGTTCATTGTGTGCGGAGGCGCGTACACGCTGGCGGGGCCAACTTCCTTGCCGTCTCTTTTCATGCTATATGCCATGGTATTACCCCGTCTTTTGGTTAGCTGCGCGAGACAAATTGCGGCCAAGACGCATACGATCTTCGCTGGTCGGGCCACCTTTTTTGAGTTTCAAAGCCGTGCCTTTGCCGCCTTTGTGCTCTTGGGCGTCGTGCTGCTTAAACGCCTTCTTGATAAGGGCAACGTCCTGCTTCTTGTCCGCTGCCATTGATTCTGCTTTTGCCATTTTTAGCTCCTATGTAACCGATATGCTAACTGTACCAACACTTG